TTAACAGTATCCATAGAAAAATCAATAACATCAGCTGTAACAAATGCTACTCCAGCACTGTTAATTAACTGCATTCCAGATTTGATACGTAGAGTATACTTTTCATCAGGAACATATTCACCCACGTCGTTTTTAATTGATGGCACCAATTGATACACATCAAAGTTGGTTAACGAAGGACGAGATACCTTTGGCTTATATCCCAAGAATTTGGATAATGCTAATACGTTTTTACGTTCTTCGGTGTATGGAAACAAACTTTCCTTGAATTGTTGATCCAAGTAAAATGAAAGTACATCTCCAACATAGGCAGCCATATCAATGAAGATGGTACCGGGAGAAGAGTCTGAAAAATCCTGATAGTTCTTTGGAAAATACGTCTTGGTATACTCAATCAGGTTCTTCTTAAACTGAGAAAAATCTCTGTTCAAATAAGATATGTCCTTATTTGTTAGAGGTTTAAATGTTTTCTGTGTAGTCGATGCCATAATTAGTTATTTTCCAAAAACATTTCGATTTGAGCCTGATCGTTATTGACAGAAATGGTCAAATTAATGTATAATCTATAAATATCCACGTCTTCTTTTTTTAAAACTTTAATGTCAATATTATCAATAGTTGCAACTGGAATCCAAAAATTGATATCAGTTGTCAAAGATTGTTTAACACGTTGTGGTAACGTTGTGTCATTTGGATCAAACACAAAGTTATTCAATGAATGTCCAAAGGTAGGTTGCATACGACGTTCTCCCTTTCGTGTGTTCAAAAGGTTAATTATGTTCGTTTTTACCTGTTCCAAAGTGTAAATGGTCTGGTTGAAAAATCCTCCAGCACCATTTTGAATAGGTAATGTCAACCCAATTGGATATAATGTTGCCATATTACATCATTGATACAGACCCAGATGAAAGTCCACCAGACTTCTTTTTATCAATTGCCTTCATCAATGCTGAATAATTCTTTGTTAATGCTTGTGCTACAACGGGTGGTGCTTGTTCAACATTATCCATTACAGATGGTGCAGCCAGTTCCGATGTTACCATACCACCTTCTTTTGGAAGTCCACCAACAGTCTCATTCAACGCCTTATTTAGAAGTTCGTTACTTGTATACTTCTTATACTCTTTCTTTGGTTGAACAACAGGTTGTACTGGAGTAGATGTGGTCTTTATCTTTGGAGCAGTATTGATCACCTGTTGTTCAGGTTTAGCAAAAATCTCTGAAAGAACTTCAGGAATTGCTGCACGTACTTCTTCCTTAACCATCTCTCTAATCATTTGTCTTAGTAGGTCTTTTGTCATATTATTATTAAATATCAAGATTTATAGTTCAAAATGTACTTATGTTTCAGTTTCCAAAACATCTACAACTTGTCTATTACGACGATCTATACCGAAAAATCCACCCGGAACACCATCACCCGTCTCAACGTTAACACTAACGGGTTGTGATCCATCCTGTATTGTTGCACCATCTTGACCCGGAGCATATCCACCACCGGTCAAAAATACACGTCTGCTCATCAATGTTGACAATCGGTTTTGCAATTCCTGTAAATCAAATAACTGAACTGGAATTTGGGTAAATGGAAGTGAAGCACCTCCAGCGTCAGGATGTGAATGAAAATACCAATGTACGTGAGTTTTTAACCATTCACACAAATCAAACAACCAATCGACCGTAGTTTGTCCTAACAGTGCAGGTTCGTTGGTTTCATTGTATTGTCCCAAATAAATCACAGGACTGTTAAATACTGTTTTAGTATTGGTAGTCATTACAATCTGTTCGTGAGCATCAACTGTATATTCACTGTCTGTAACAATAGCATATCGTTTCTTAGAAAAATGTATGGTCTCAGAGAATCTGCTACTTAAAATCAACCGATCCGTGTTTACTATCAATTGGTCTTTATTTAGTATCGGATAGTTAAACGTTGTAGCACCATCAGGACAAAATGCGGCAACCTCTTCACGTACATCATTACCAAATAGCTTTTTGTAACACGTTGTAACGTATTTAGAAATAGTACAACCAGAAGTGATGTGAATTGAAGTACCGTCATTGTTAATATCTTCCAGCAAAAATCCACCAGTATTTCTTTCTGGATGTGTCAGATCAGATGGATCAATTGGTGGAATGGGTGGCAACCTATCATGAAGTTTGATTTCTTTGTCTTTTCTCAAAGGACGTTGACGGTTTCTAAATAAAATCATTGGATTTCCACCACCAACTTCATATACATTATTGTAGAAGTTATTGGTTTTCTTTTGTCCAATGTTATAATCAGCATATCCCTTTTCAAAATCGTGTGCGGGATTTGTGCTATATGCTTTATCGTTTTCACGATTATCGTCATATCCACCAAATCGAATTGATTGACCGAATCTACTTTCAATCAACGTATCACCTTCAAAACGTTTCAATGAACGAATGTAAGGATTGTGCAAAAAATATCTACCTAGAGATCCTTCAAACCCATAACCGCCTTCAGCCCTTAGTTTGCTTACTGGTCCTTTGTAATCAATAAATGGATCATCTGGTGACTTATACTCTTCACGGTTGCCCATGTTAGCACCATACGTTTGTTCAAAACCAATATCAGCATTATTGTTTATGAAATTTTTGTAGTTGATTTTACGAGTATAATACAAGTTTTCGTTATATTTTACTACACCGACAATTTCGTTTACAAGAGGATATTCTGATATATTGTTTTCTAAAGGAAGTGCCCATGGAAGTCCTTCTTTAGGTAAAGTTGTTTGTGTATTTAACAATCGCAACTTAACACGTCCAACCCACGTATAATCAAAGTCATCTATGGATGGTTTTTTTCCAATGTAATTTTCTGGCCATTGATCTGGATCCAAATAATGTCCGTTTTCACTAATTTCAGGATGCGTTTCATCCAGAATGATATCAAGAACTACAGCTGGTTCAAACTGCGGTGTCTGTGAAACATCTGTAAGTAAAAACTTCAGGTCTCTTTTTGTTGCCAAAAGATTTACATCTTTTGACTGATCCATTGCGATAGGAGCATTCATATTACGACTTATTAATCTTTATTTCGGAAGATGTGTTAATAACTTCAATTTCTTTCATGAGTTGACGTTTTTCATCTTCTGTCAAAAACCCAGTCATTTCTCCGTCAGCACCAACTGTCTGTTTGGACAAAATACGTTGAATTACTGCTGCCAATTTAACCAACTGTTCATCGTTCTTTACTTGCACATCCAAGTATTCTTTTATCAATGGAACAATCATTAATGCGTCATTTGCTGTCTTAATCAATGATCTAAGATCACTAATAAGAATATCAAGTTGATCCCGATTATTTTCGGAATTTTTTACAATATCCTTGCAAAGATCCGAAAACTTCTTGTTTTTGTATATTTCAATATCGTTATCCATGCTAAGTATCTATTGTTATAAATAGAAAAACCACTCTTTTTGGAGTGGTTTTCCTTATTTTATTTTAAAACACTATTACAACTTACCAGTATCAACGTAAGCTCTAGTGATGTTATTCTGATAATTCTTCATACGATTGATCACCTTTGTGATTTGTTGCGTCTTACAAGATGAAATCTCTCGGATGTAAAGATACAGTGCTTTTTTGTTGAAAGCATCAATTCTATCACTGTTACGAAACAGTTCAATAACTGCATTAGCAATATTGATGTCACGTTGTTTGGTGAAGATCTTGTTCACATTCTTTTCCCAGTAACTCACCATAAGGTCAAGAAACTCACGGTTTTCTTCATCCTTGTAATAACCATCTTCCTGTTGCAACTTGTAAGTGTTTTCACCAGAATCATCACCGATTTCAACATGTTGATTGAAACGTTTGTAGTTGGTGTTGTTCTGGAAAATCAGATAATTCTTGGCAATAATACTAAAATAACTAAATGCCTTACCCTTTCCACTTTCAAACTTATGAATGTTTGCAACCAAATGTGCGACAGTTTCCTTTTGTACCTCAATAGGACTTGTTTCAAAGTAGCAGAACTTAAACGTATTAAACACGTTTTCTACCAACTTTTCAAACGCATACTTGATCTTGATGTTATAAATTTCATCTCTGATCGATTGATCCTCAGTCGAGTTGTATTCATTAATAGCGTCTTCGGTATCAGATGTAAAATACATCTTTTCCTTAGGCTTACGAGCCTTTCTCTTCTTAACGTTTGAAGAAATGACAGGTTCATCAGAAATAGTCACAATAGCAACCGGATTTTCGGTTACAGTCTTTGTCACGGATTTCTTTTTGGATGTAGTGACTGGCTTCTTTTTTGTCAAACGAGTTACCAGTCTGGGCGCTGGCTTCTTGCCCTTTTTAGTCGGTTTAGTCTTAGGTGATGTCTTCTTTGTCTTCTTGGTTTTGATTTTGGTTTTGGTTTTTGACATTTTCTTCTATCCTTTGATTGAGTTTTTGGATTATTAAATATAAATCTGAAAAGATCGATCCCACTTCATCGTCTTTTTCAAATAACTGTTTATCATCGATTAATTTAATCTGTTGATAAACTTCACTAACATCATTCTTGAATTCTACTATCCAACCCTCATAAATGTCAATTTTATTTTGACAAATATAAACGATATAACCTAATATAACTGTTGTGGCAAAAAACAGTCCCAACAATAGACTTAATATAATCATAACTTATTCTTCTTCATCTTCTTCACATTCATCACAATAGTTTGTTAGATATATGAGAGCTTCATCAACCATATCCCAATCTTTGGTTGTTTTGGCTTCTCGTAACATTTGTACAATTTCACAGATTTCTTCTTGACTCATAGAAAGTTAACTTAAACAACCTGTTATTGGTTGTTAGTTAAAATTAAATAGTGTCAATGATTGTAAACGACAAAAAATTTTGATTTATCTGTGAGTGAAGTATCGTTTAAAAAATTCATCGCCGTGATTTTCCATTTTCTTAAACTCTTCAGCAGACATTGTTTTGGCTTCATCCGTATCAATTTTACCATCATTGTTTGTATCATATTTTTCAACAATATCAACAACTTCGGTGTTTACGGTTTCAGTTGGTTGTGGAATAGACTGTTGTGGAGCTGGTTCGGTTACAAACTTTTCTTCTTTTTTAACAACTGGCTCTGGTTCCTTTTTTGGTTCAGGAGCTTCCACTTTTGTATATATAGCATATTCTTTACTGATAGCCATGTTGTACGCCAATATCAAAGCAACTGCAAGAGGATCAAATACAAAGATCAATACTAGAATAAACCATTTGACGACAGTATTAAGACTTACATTCAATTCATCAGCAACAAACTTAAACGTTTGAATATCTTTATTAGACGCAGTGTTTAGTTTCAAATCAACTATCTTTTTATCAATAGTGTCAATTGTTGTTGAATAACCAGACGATTTGGTATTTTCAGCTTGAATGTTTTTGTCAGTTTGATCAATCAATTCCATTGTTTGATCTTGTACTTGTCTAAACTGAATAGGATTTCTAGCAAGCAACGCATTGGTATTGATTTCGCTAAGTCTTGCTTCTTGTGTTTTACGTAGTGCTGATAAAGATTCAATACGAACTTTGACATCTTGTATTTTAACAAGTTCCTGTTTCTTTTGATCTTCCAACGTCTTAATTGTATCCATCATCATTCCGTATTTCACAGACGATTGTTGATATGCACTAGTAAGATATCCGAAAATACCCAAAGATGTAATCAACATCAATACAAATACAGCACCGCACAAATAAGACTTCAACATCCACTGAGACCGTTTCCAAAACCTATACAAAAACGATGTAGCAACAAGTTTACCCAGTTCCAATGATGATGCCATTACCATAGCAGCAATAGACGCCCCAGAAAATAACAATCCGATACCCCAAATGGAAAAGAATGCAGCACATCCTGCAATGAATAGTGCTGAAAATCCAAGTAACAGATTAAAATTTAGTATGTTTCTGTTCATAGTATATAAATATCTAAAAAAGTAAAAAACCCCACCTTTAACAGGTGGGGTGACATAACTTATTATATTTGGGTTACTTTACAGTAATCTTTTTAACTTCAGGTTTGTTTGGCTTGATTTTATGTAAAGTAACTAACAAAATTCCATTTTCAAACTTGGCATCAATAGTATCTTTAGAGATATTATCACCCAATGTAAAACTTCTACGGAAACTAGAACGTTTCAATTCACGACGTAGATATGTGCCAGTCTGATTCGAATCACGTTCCACGTTAACCGCTTTGTTTCCTAGAATGGTCAATACGTTTGATTCTACCTCAACATTAACGTCTGACTTGTCAAGACCAGGCACTTCTGCCTCAATCACAATCTTTTCAGAAAAATCAATAATGTTAACCTTTGGATATGATCCCTTTTCAAAAAAGTCTACCCCGAAATCTTGGGAAAAACTGGGAACATTTGCTGCGAAGAATTCATCGAAAATTCTATCAAACGGTGTCAAGAATTCATCACGATGAAGTGCATGAAGTGTATTTTTATCGAACTTACGAACGTTACTCATATTATATTTCCTTTCATTAATAGTCCATTTGGACCTATTATCTCTTACTCTATTATAGACCTAAGAG